ACATCGATGCGTTCCCAGTATCACCATCACTCACTGCGACCACCACCGGTTATGTCACCGGTCAGACATTGCCTGACGCTGTGAACCACGACTGGGGAAACTGCTTGGATATCGTGATCGCATCGAAGCATCCGCTGCCATTTAATCTCACCGGCATGATACTGGATGTCGAGATCGACGGCACATCGGGGGCTGGAAGATAATATGATCACTGTCCGCAAAATCACTGACAATGACCTTCCAACCTTGCAGTCTTGGGCAAAGGCTCGTGGGTGCGTGCTTCTTCCTAATCTATTGAGTCCTCACGGATTCCTCGCATGCGATGATGACAAGCCTATTCTGTGTGCTTGGGCGGCATTAACGATGGATGTTCCCATTGTGCAGATTGATCATGTTTACCTGCCAAGACGCTTTAATCTCAATGATTTGAGGGTAGCATGGACTTTGATTCTGAATACAATTCGCGCATGGGTCAAAATCATCAACAATCTCAATGGGTATGGCTATTCACTTCTCGAGATTGTGATGAATCCTGTCATGGAATTTGAAGCTCAACGTGCAGGCGGAATAGTATCTCAACGCATGTTCAAAAAATGTCATTACATCATCTAAATTATGGGACTTGAAACAGCAACAATCATTGCCCTCGCCTCAGTCGCAACGTCAGCAGCAGGCGCAGGTGTAGCATATTCGGCATCAAGAACCGCTGCAAAGCAGGCAGAACTCAATGCCGAAGCGCAAAACAAGGCTATTGGTCAGGAGCAGATTCGTCAGGCGCAACAGAACGAAGAGAACCAACGTCGAGCAGTCACTGAGCAGGCTAGGTTTAGAGCGCAGCAGACAGCAGCAATGGCAGCAAGCGGAGCAACACTCGGAACCGGCACAAGCCTGTCACTGGAGGCAGACACATGGGCAAAGCAGCAGACTGAACTGAGCGACCAGCAGCACATGGCAGATCTGTCTCAGCGACAACTGTCGTATGAAGGTCAATCGCTTCTGGCAATGGGCAAGCAGCAGTCAGCGGCAATCAAGGCGCAGGGCAATGCTCAATTAGTGTCCAGCATTGGACAGATCGCCGGCCAGGCTTATCAAGGATACAGCACACGACCGCAAACAACCGGTGGCAAATCGACAATCCCTTCAGGATATACTCCAAAAACCGTATCAGCCACTCCATCTGGACTATAATTTATGGCACGCATTCCAATTCTACAAAGCCCAACGCCGCAGGCTACGGGCAACGCGACGATCAAGACACCGGATCTTCCAGCCGTAACCAATGCGGCACTCGGTGAAGGCTTGATGAATATCGGCCAAGCTGGGTTCAAGATGCTTGAGATGAAGAAGAAAGCTGACGACATCACAAATGTCACTGCTGCGACTCTTTCGATGGACAAGGCTCACAAGGATTTCATCGCGTATCAGCAGTCGCCTGAAGGAATGAATGACGATGCCAATTGGAGCAAGAAATGGAGCGAGATCTCAAGCAAGGTCGGTGAGGATGTGAAGACAATGGCACTCACGCCAGAGGCTAGATTGCATCTTGAAAGCAAACTGTCTAACTGGAGCACCAATGGAGCAATTCGTGTGCAGGCAGATGTGTTTAAGCAGTCTGAAAACAAGGTGTTATCTGCCATCGATTCAGCAAAATCAGCAAGACAATGGGATGCTGGACAGTCTGCGATAACTGCTGCGGAAGCAATTCTTCCATCTTGGCAAATTGAACGACTTCGCAACGATATGAATGAATCAAAACGAACACAAATCTTGAACGATTTCAGCAATACCGTTGGAGCATTAAGAAAAGAAGGAACCGCTGATGCAGCGGATCGGATCGATGCAATGGCGAATGAAATGTTTGCCAATAATCACATTTCTGAAGAGAACTATAAACTCATCAAAGATTCTGCTGATAAGCAAAAGCAATTGGCTATTGATTCTGAACAAAGAAACCAAGATCCAATTGGCAATGCCAACAAATTGCAGAGCGATAAAAACTATCTCTCATGGTTAAATCCTGATGATCGCGCCTCTTTGATTGTTCAATCCCAAAACACACTGAAAAGGTTTCAGAGTTCAGAGTCGGAAGCTATTGTTAATCTTGCAATCGATGGGCAAGTCAAAACATTTGAAGATGCAAAACCTCTTTTCAAATGGAGTGATCCTTCTCAGCAATTAGAGATCGAGAAGATGTTCAGAAACCCTGGCCCATCGAGTGAAGATCAGGCGTTAAAGCTCAATCAAGACACAATGGCATTGATTAAGAATTACGATTCTGAAAAAGATATCGACAGTGCCACCAGAGCGCAGATCGCCAAATCAATTTCAAGCATGAGGAAATATCGACCAGATATGGCTGATGGTCTTAAATTTGAATTTGAAAAAAGAATCAAAGACGGCAAGGCAACTGGATTCTTTTTTTACGCAAAAGAGACACACGAAATATTCAATGACCTTTATCGCAGCGGACGATTCGGAGATCTTGGTGATGAAAAAAATGACAAGGACTCACCAAAAAGAGTAAAAGCCTTAATGGCTAAACAGACTCTTGAATTTCAAATTGAAGATGAATTCAATAAATTGCCAAAGGAACAGCAAAACTTTGAGTCATTGAAAAAGATAATCTATTCGTCCTTTGAAAGTATCTTAAAACTCTCAGGCGCAGAGTCGGTTAATCCAATTCTACCAAAAGCAGATTGGGAGAAAACTAAATCACAAGTTCAAAGCATTATCCGCGAGCAAAAAAAATAAAACAATCCGACTGAATCCAAATGATCGACGAAACAAAAGCCAAAGAATTTGCATTAGGCATTGAAGATCCATCGGTTCCTGATGGTGAGAAGTTCAAGATGGCAACCGCTCTTGATGAATACTTCCAAGCTGAAGATTTGAAGGTAGATAAAAGCATCAAAAAGTCATTCACATCACCATCAATTGAAGGTGTTAAGATTGATGACAACGTCATGGCCGGTTATGGCGCTTCACCTGAAGAAATCGCGACCATCAAAAAAGGCGCAGCAAATGTCGCCTGGCTTGCGCGGCGTGAACAAAAGCCCATTGATCATTTCAATCTGACATTGCCAGTCTATCAAGACACTTACGCGCAACAATACTTTAAGTCACCGAAGAAAAGCGTCACTGATGACGAGTTCTACCAACTCGTGAGTGAAGACTACAAAGCACAGGACAATGCTCACAACCTGGCCTTTAGCGCAGCGGCTCGCAATCTTACAGCCATTAGCGCAATGAATGAATTTGACGTGGGATTAACCGGCTCGCCTGTTGCTGGTCGTGTAAAAGACTACTATGATTCGATTGGCAATATACACTTTGAATATACGCAGAGACTTGCGCCATACCGAACAATCATCGATCAGGCGGCGAAGACCATTGAAGGATATGATACAAAAGCTGAAGGCGTGTCTGATACGTTTGCGAAGGTAGCTGAAAGTCTTCTACCATTACCACCAAAAGAGCGTCTACTTGTGATCAATGCCATTGGTGAAGTGGGTGCTGCTGCGCCAAAAGAGAAGCAGGCATATCTACAGAAACTGGCAACTGCAATGGATCGAGAGGTTGAAAAAGCAGTCACTGGCACTGCGTCATTGGCTGAGTCGATGCTGACATCACAAGCAATTTCATTGTATCAAAACATCCCTGAGATGCAGGGAATTGTAGATGTTGCCAAAAAGCGTCGAGAACTCCAAGTCTTAGCCGGCCAGGTAAAGATGATGGCACACAGCAAAATCAATCCTATCGCCGGCAATAATTGGTGGGAGGAAACCGGCATTGGAGTCGCACGCATGACTCCGTTGCTGGCAGCGACATTCATTAGTAGCCCTGCGTCGATTGCTATCATGACAGGTCAGTTCAGGGATGAGGCAACTATTGAGGCAGTAAACGCAGGAGTGTCATTTGAGAACGCAGAGGTTGTCGGTGCTATTTCGGCACCGTTTATGGCAACTCAGGAATTCATCTCAAATGCTTTGCCGCTAGGAAAGATCAAGATTCCATTTATCGACAAATGGCTCAAAGCTGCAACAACAAGCGTCAAGAGCGCAGCAATTCGCGTTGCAACGCGCACTGTAATCGGAACGGCGACCGAGATCTCTGAAGAGGTCATGCAGACTGCGACACCTTTGCTCACCCAAGATCTGCTTTCTGAGTGGCAATCTGCATGGTCAATCGAAAGCGGAATCTCGAAAGCTGACTGGGATGAGCGCATGCCGAAGATCTCGGACATTGCAGAGCAGACATTTGGGCCGGCACTGATCGTGTCATTCCTCATGGCAGGCAGAATCTCCATTGCAGACGTGAAGAACTCACGCGCATTGATGACATCGCCTGACTATATGGTGGCAACAGGCATTGCTCCTGACTTAGCCAACCAGATCACAGTTGAAGGCTTGAAGGGCAACTACACTGAAGTCGATAAACTATTCCGCAAAGGTTTCGACAAAGGCAACAAAGCAACGCCAGAGCAGATCAAGGAATCTAAAAGAAAAATCAACATCAGAGAATCAGCGGCACTTGAATGGCATAACAAAGCCAGACAGAACTTTGGCCTTGGAACTCCAGCAAACATTGGCAATGGCAAGTATCAGTTTACGACTCCTATTCTGAAGGATGGCAAAGGCAATATCATTGATCAGGGAGTCAGCGCACAATTTGATTCACTCAGTGAAGCGAATGAAGCATGGATGCGATATCTGAAAAACAGTCGAATCACCATCAGAAAAGCAGAGCAGGAATTCCTTACATCAATGGTTAATACCTTGGAGGAAAAGCAGGGTCTTGATGTTGCCTTGATGATGGACTACGACATGTTCACCAAACAGTTTACCGAGTTGTTCCCATCGACTACCGCACAAGTCGAAGAGCGCATCAAGCTGACAGGCCAAATTGATGGAGCAGTTGAAGATGTATCTCTTGAGAATGCTACTCTTGAATCTGAAGCGAACGACAATAAGAACTACCGGATTCTCGGCACAAACTCAATTGAGCAGCGTGAAGGAATCTCTGTTGGAGTCATCACGCTTTACAAAGGAGGCAGTCTTCTCGACCTCATCGAGGAAAGCGCAGAAGTCGGAGTGAAACGATTGATGAGTGATCCGACGAGCCGCACGAGGCTCATTCTACAGATCAGGGATGTTGAAGCAAAGATGAAGGATCAGGCTATGCAGATGGGGCAGAAGCACATGCCTCTCATCGCCACCACTGATGACGACAAGGTTTCCAACATGGAAATCATTGAGGCATTCTCGCACATCGCGAAGTCGTATTATGTGCAGACAACGAAAGCTGTCGAGCGTCCGACCTTCACTCCTAACATGCCGCTCAACCTCTACCTTGGCAGTCTCCAGTCGAGCATTGCCGGCATGGAATTGAAGGATGCCATCGACCTTGTCGGTGAGAAGACACTCAACATTCTCTATCGCGCTTCTCAATTGAAAGCGATCCACGATGCGAACGGACTCAACCAGGACTTCGTCGCTGCGCTTGAAAAGAGCGTTGGGCTGAATGTATCAAACCGCAATGCTGATGGCGTTGTTGACACTGCTGCGGGCATTGCTGCGGATGCTGGCGTGACGATGTCAATGGTACGTGTCACGCCCGCGCAAGACGCTGAGCATCTCGCTTCGGCTAAGGCAGGCGACATGGCGAAGGCTCAGGCCATGGTGGACGAGGCCGCGAAGAAGGCGGGACTAATCGAAGGTTTCCGCGCCGAAAACGCAGGACGTGGTGTAAAGACTGACGCCATTCAAGGCGGCATCTACTTTTTCCCAAAACGCGAGACTGCCGAATTGTGGGCAGGAAAGCAGGGAACGGTTGTTCACAAATTCCTAGAGCCTCGCAAACTGGAAATTTCACGCGAGCCAGAAGGTAGTATGAATCGAGGTAATGCGGATACGCTCATTCGTAAATACGCCGACGATCCAGAAGATGGCACCGCTGAAATCGTAGTGTTTTCAAAGGATCAAATCAAATCCGCCGACCCCGTGACCTACGATGCCGATGGTAATGTCATCCCGCTAAGTCAACGGTTTAACCAAGCATCGCCAGACATCAATTTTTCGATGGCTCAGGAAGTTACTCTTGAGCAGGTTCAAGCGAGTGTGAAGCCAGTAGTTATTGTCGATGAGGCGTTGTGGACCAGCGTCGATCAAGGCGCGTCTTTCCCAACTCGCAAGCGTGCGCAGAATGACATAATGATCAAAACTCCTGCGGGTGATGAGGCTTCCAGAATGTCTCCTCCGCGAGTCAACATTTACGATCCAGTTGCCACTGTTACTGGAAAAGCAAAAGGAGAGAATTTGAAGGCATACTCTTTGCCTCCAGGTCTTGCTGGAATTTCCGACAGTGAATCGTTAATTGCAAAACTAAATGAGCAGATGAATCTCATGCACACATGGGCAGCCTCATCGCCTCAACTTGCATCTGCTTCTTTGCGATTCTACTCTGGCATGGCTGATGCCGGTTATGACCTTGCGACTGGAGATATCGACGCTGCGGACCTTTATCTGCGGTGGTTTGCATTTCTGTCTCCTAGGGCATCTGTCATCTCAAACGCAGCAAAAGCAATCGGCGGTGGTGCTAGCGCGTTTGCTTCAGAGTTCACTCCTGGGTTCAAAGCAGGCACAGTAAATCAGGTGCTTGGTATGAGCACCATTGTTGATGAATGGCGAAATGGTGAAGCGTTTGCAATGCACCTTACCGGCGTTGATAACAAGGTCCGCAACTTTTACCTTAACGGTGCGGCTGAACTACTTCACAAAGCAATCAGGTTGGATTTAAATCCTGACAGCATCCTTAACCTTGCAAAAAAACTGGCGACATCTTTGAGTGTCTCTGTAAAAACTGCCGGCGGAGTTGAGGTGAAGGTCGAAACAATGGACGACATTGAGTTGTTAAAGCGTGAGCTTGACCGACTGGTAACATCAGACATGTGGGATCAGGCTGCACTTGGAAACGTGCGTGCTGGTTTTGTTATTGGTGAAGTGCTTGACAATAAGAAGACTAATTACATTTGGGTGGATCCTCGACCAGAAGCCGGCCGCAGCGTTTCCATTGATTCGCCTGAAGGTCTTCAGGTTCTCGACTGGCATAACCGATACGGTGAAAACAAGAAAAACGTTTCATCATGGAGTGACCTTAGTCCACAAGAACTCGAAACCCTAGACTTTGATCCTGAGTCTCAAACCATTCGCATCTACTCACCAAATGAGGACGGAGCAATGTTGCTGGCTGCTGGCGGCGAGGGTCCGACATACGACATTTCTCAAGCCCTCAGCGGCATGATGGCTGACATTATTAACGCCTCCGGAGGTATGGCTGGCAAGAGTGTTTGGACGGCTTACAACGTCCAAGAATACCGGTGGGGCATGGAGAAGGTAAAGAATCCCAGAAAGAGCATGCGCGACTTCTCAAGTTACGACGAAGTGGTCAATGCACTAAAAGATCTTTCGATTGCATTTGAAGACGGCACAGTTGAGTCTGCTGCGACGAAACAACTCAACAAGGCTCTTAACGAGTTTAAAACTGAGTTAAATGGAGAGAAGGATAGTAAAAAGCAGGCTGCAATTAATGCTAAAATTCGTTCAACAGAAACCTTACTTGAGCAACTCCAAGAGTTTGGAGTAGACGCCAGCAAAGGTAGGGATGTGGTGAAAGATCTCATCTCAAATGTTGAAGGCAAAGACATGTCCAAAGCTCTCGGTTCAGTATCTGCTGCTGAGCTTGCTTATGCCACCCAGGCTCGGCAACTTATGCCTTTTGAAATGCAATCAGAGGAAGGTGGTAAACTTTACAAAACTGTTTTTGATGAGGTGCTCAAAAAGTTAGCTTTGCGCGGAGAGACCGACCCAGTACGAACACTTCTCGAAAGAGTCACTGGTCCAGGGTTTCTGGATGGCATGCAAAAAACTTTAAATGAATCTCGACTTCCTATCAATTTGCGGTCTGTCAGAATTGGCACCGGCAGTTACAGGGCAACCATGTCTCCAAATGTGGTCTTTGAAATGTCAGGACCGAGATGGGCAACATCAATGTTTAACATTGCGCTTGCTGAAGCACTTGAACAGACTGGCGGAAACGTCATCCGAAACCCGTCGATTACTGAAAAGCTTGGAGGTAAAAAATTGACACCAGTTCTGGAGATTGTCCTTCCAGAAGGATACACGGACAATCAAATTCTCCAAGTCATGACTGAACTTGGACAACTGCAAGACTCACAAGGTCGAATGAGTGACGGATTTATTGGTGGGCATACTGTTCTTACAGACAATGAAGGCGCGTCAGTCATCTCTATTCACGGTGGGTTCTATGACGGCAACTTTGCTGTTGAATTGGATTCTGTATTAGATAAGGTAGAAAAAATCACAGACACAGTCTTTGGTCCTACAAAGATTAAAATCAGTAAAAAAGTAGTCGAATCTTATGAAAACAACCCGCAGAAATCCTATCAATCAGAAAGCGGAAGACGAGGCGATCGAAAGGATGAATCAACGGTTGAGGGACGAGGGCAGGCTAGCTCAGCAAACAGCTTTAGACTCGATACTGTCGCGAGGCTCCGCAGTTATGTCCTTTCTCGTGTCACAGGCAGTCTCGGACGAAACGCAAAGCCAAGTCAGGGAGTAGAAAAAGCTGATCCTATTTCACGCATGACCGATCTCATCGGTCGTTCGTGGGAGGCGATGAGCCTTAAGCGAGAGGGCAAGGCTTTTAAAGTGCCTGAAGACGTTCGCATCCTTACCGGTGAGACCGACATCAAAGCTGCTGTGTTGCCAGCCCTCAGTGCTCTTGCTGTGTCTGAGGGTCTTGATAATCAAAATGTTAAAGGCGTTAGTATATTACTCTGGGACATAGCTCAGCGTGTTGCTAGAAGTGCTATTGGCAAAGTGGTGATTAAGCCACAAGTGAGCCGAGCCGATCTTAACGAGATTAACCAAAAGATCATCAACGATCAAGCTAACTTTATTGCCAGCAAAGACCGTTTGGGGTTTAAAGTTTTTGGTGAAGGCAGTTTTAAAGCACCTAAAGGTTTTGGCCTAGTCGAGCACCAAGGAGAGCGTTTATTGATTAACATCAAAAAGGCAAAAAGCACATGGAAAACTGGCGACTGGGATAACAACATCATTCGGGATCTCGCTACTGTAAATCCAAAGATTAAGACAGGCATTGAAGTCGCTGGATTAAACAAGGATGCATACGGCTACGCTTTTACCTACGATCCCAAAGGTGCTCCTATTTCTAGTGAGGCTATTGATGAAGCGACTGGTCAACGCATGCTTGGGTCTACAACTGAGGTGGATGAAGAAACCTCTTCGACTAGCCCAACTTTCTCAATCTCCCGATCAGACTTCACCGGACGAATAGAGCAATCTCTGCGCCCGCTCTTTGAAGGATCACCTGATGCCAAGCTCAAGATTGGCATGATGGCGTTGAAGCGTGCTCAAGCGATCTCAGGTGAGGCACTCTACAATGTCGGTCGCCCAGGTGCTGCAAAGCGCAAGCTCGCGGAGATGGAGGCAAGCCGAATTGCAAAGCTCGGCAAGGTCACCGACAAGACTCCTGACTGGGTCAAGAAGTCGCTCGAAAAAGAGACGACTCCAGAGCAGGCGAAGGCGGCGATGCTGAAGGATAAACTCAATGGGTGGATCCAGCTTCACGATGCAATTGTGTCATCGATGCCCACCGAGATTCGCGGCACTATTGGCAGCATATCAACATTGGTGAAACTGTCTTCCGACGAGGCACGTCTCAAGTTTATTGAGGAGCGCATTCCGAAGATGGAAAAAGCGGTCGAGCGATACCTGAAGAAGGAGTATGGCGAACGCATCGACAAGATGTTGGAATCTGCTGCGGTCAAAGGTAAGGCCGGCGAGATTCCGAAATCCAAGTTTATCGTCACCGTGCAGGACGAACTGAACACGATCATCGACATGGCAAGCCTTTCGACTGATGACACGGTCAAAGAGGCGGCACGCTATGAGGCTGAGATCATCTCGGCACAGACTGCTGAAGATGCCGCTGATGCGCTCACCAAGAGTCAATTGCTTGAGGTGTTTGGCGATCTCTACGGCAAGCAGACGACTGCTGAAGAGATGGACGTGGCACACGAGTATCTCAAAGATCTCATGACGCAGGGGCGCAATGCTCGCAAGATCATCGACGAGGCTCGTGCTGCGGAGATTGCCAAAATGGTCGAGCAGGCCAAGGCTGATGCGTTTGCCGGCGCGGCCAATGCAGCGACAGTGCAGGCAGGTAAAGATAAAGGCAAAGGCACTACAAAGGGCATGATGAAGGGACTCCTTCGCGAACTCGGTTCACATCGATTCGTGCTGTCTTCAATCTTTGGCAGGTCAAATAAGACTGCGGATGTATTTGATGAGCGCATGATCCTCGGTGTGAATGCGTTTGAAACAACACAAGCCGCACGAAAGAAAAGCCTGCGTGATTTCATGCGTGCTCTCTATGGCACCAAGTCGAAGATCAAGCTGGACAAAGAACTGGAGAAACTCGAAACCAAAGTCGAGCGCAGTCGAGTCACATACCTGAGCGGAGAGATCAGAGAAAGCGACACCAAAACCGTTGAGGAGGTGGCGAAGATCATCAAGGCTCCATCCACATTCGGTTACTCTGCTGAAGAGGCAAAGCTATGGGAAGATGAAATGGATGCATGGTCGAATCTGCCAAATGCACGCAAGCGCAACCTGACCATCGACAGGATCAAGACACCAGGCACTCGCATTGAGATTCCACTGTCGCAGATGGAGGCTGTTTACATGGCAATGGCATTGCGACAGCCAGGCATCCTCGACCAACAGTCAGTGCATGGCTACGATCACGTTACCCAGACCGAGCTTGAGGCATTCATGAGCGACGATGCCAAAAACTGGCTGGCATGGTTTGGCGCGGAATACTCGGCGGAATATGACACTGCTAACGAGGTCTTCATGAAACTGTTTCACACGCGCATGCCGCAGATACAGTTCTACGCTCCACTCTTAAAAAACCATCAGGGGAATCAAGCCAACCTTGATCCGCTGAACTCTGGTGTTGTCTCGCAATCGGTAAACCCTGGCGCAGTCAAATCACGTCGAGGACGCACGTCGTCGCTGAGAATTGAAAGCGCACTTGCAGTCTATCAAGCGCACTTCGTGCAAATGGATTACTGGGTGAATATGGCTGAATACCTTCGCGACACTCAAGCCGTGATGCTGAATGCAGATGTGCAGAATGCGATCAAGTCTGGTCATGGCGCAGAGGCAATGCAGACACTGTCGGCATGGATACAGCTTGAAATGTCACGAGGAGTTGGCAAAGGCGCACTCGTCATGCACTCGTCAAAACTGATGAGGAACCTGAAGTCAGGTGTGGCGATGAAGGCACTCGCATTCAATATCGGCACATCGATCAAGACGCTTTCGAGTGTGTTCTATTCATTGGGTGAAATACCAATCACGAGATGGCCGGCGGCATTCACGCGAGGTGTTGAGCATTGGGGCAAGATGTGGGACACGAACATCATCCAGAACCGGCTTGAGCTTGGTGGAACTCCTGAGATCAGGCACATCCTGGCAAATGCTGGTAAATCAAAGAATGCAATTCTCAGGCTTGTTGAGAACGCATTGGTGTATGGGTCTGTGCCGACCCAATATGCTGATGCTGTGCTGACCTCATATTCGGCGGCAATGGTCTATGGCGACCGATTCGCTCAAGCTAAGGATGCCGGTGCCGGCGACGATGCTGCTCACAAATATGCGGCTCGTGAAATGGAGATTGCTGTGAGTCGAACCGCTCAACCGAATGACTGGTCTGGTCGATCACTGATCGAGAATGATGCCAGCGGAGTCTTCAACCTGCTGTCGATGTTTTCCTCGGATCCTCGACAGAAACTTGGACTTGTTGGTGAGGCAGTGATGAAATGGAAGCGGGGAGGAGCGACCAACGAGGAAACAATGCGGAAGGTCTTAGCTTATTGGGTCATTCCTGGGCTGATGTTCCAAGTCGCTAATGCTGTCACTCGGTCGCTATTCAAGGACGACGACAAAGAGTGGGAACTCGACAACTTCATCCGCGCTGCGATCGTTGGGCCGTTACAGGGATTGTTCCTGCTTGGTGCTGCTGCTGAGTTCTTTATTGCATCAGCAGTTGCTGCGGCGACCGAGCAACTCACCGGAGAAAAGCAGGATGCGCCGAGAAACTGGAGATCTTCGACAAACCCAATGGTGGATATGTCTGATCAATTACTTCAGTCGATCAAGAAATTGCCAGAGAATATGGAAAACGAAGATTACCTTGGTGGAGCATGGCAAATCATGAAGGCTGGGGGCGCGATGGTCACTCCATTCTCGCCGGCTGGATCCGCACCAGGTATTGCCGACCGAGTCTTCAAAGACACTTCGACCCTATTCTACGGCAAAGAAGACTGACGTTCTCAATAATGAGTTGCAAATTTGATAATTTAGATCACCATACCACATGAACCGAGATCACTCGTCCAAAGGCTACAAAGTAGTCAAGAACACAGCGGCAACTGCTGCCAACTTTTACGGCTTTTCGGTCGTCTCTGAGGCTACTATCACGACTGTTGTCGCACCAACTGCCGGCAATCCTGATGACACGGCTTACACCGGTGACACTACAGGTTTGGCGAGTGTCGTCTTGCCAGTCGGCTACTATCCGATTCGTGGATCCTCGATCACCTTGGGTGGTGGAATTGTAATCCTGTGGACTGAATAACATGAGTGATCTTGGTTTAAGATTAGGCTTTTTAAAAGGAGGTATCTGTCATGGATATTAGCCTCGGCCTTGCATTAAGCCTTGAAGGTGGTGGAGCATTAACTCCTCCAACTATTGCCCCAGTGTTGATGGTAACGACTGAACTTGGCAGTGATGTTGCTGCTCTTAGCTGGACTGCTAGTGACAAGACAACAAGCCCAGGATTCTATTATGATGTTGAGGTAGATATTGATGGTGGTGGATATGGTTCGTTAACTACAACCACCAACTTAACATATAATGACACTCAAGGAACAGCAGGAGGTGAAACCTACACCTACAGGATAACTCCACACAACGATGCAGGTGGAGGGTTCAGTAGCAATACTGTTGGTGTAGTTTTGCCGGGGGAGTTTGATGCCCCAACTCTCACCGGTTGGGGCGAGGCAGCAGATGGAGCAGACTTAGGAGAATACTTTGTTGTAGCTGTTAATCTGGATTGGAATGAAATCACTGGTGCCACAAATTATGAAATATACCGTGCGGAAAATCCTTCTCCGTATGGTTCAGGCACTTACTCGTTGCTCGACAATGAGACGCTTCTTGAATACCGAGATTCGACAGTTGTGTGGAATGGTGGAAACGGCCCGTTCTATGGATACAAAATCATTGCCACTAATGGTGCTTCCGAAACTGGTTACAGTAACGAACTTGTTTTTGCTCCAGCATTTGTTCCTCCAAGCAATTACACCTACCTTAGACCAAATGGGATTGACGGTTATCGTCGCCCAGGTGGCACAGACCTTTACATACGACCTTAATGGCTGACCTTACCACATCCACCGACGTTGATACATTCATGGGATCTGCTGACCAAGCAGCTATGAGAACGAATCTGACGCTAAACAATGTCACCAACCACGCTCAGACTCAGGCAGCAGTCGTTCCAAACACTGCACCTACAGCAGGTCAGTTACTTGTAGGGAATGCAGGAGGAACAGCTTACGCTCCAGTGTCACTCAGCAGCGACGCTACCGTAGCCAGCACAGGCGCACTAACTTTGGCGACTGTGAATAGCAATGTTGGTTCCTTTGGCAGCGCAACTCAGTCAGCAGCAGTCACGGTCAATGCCAAAGGCTTAGTGACCGCTGTTAGCACATCCACAGTCACTCCAGCAGTAGGCTCAATCACAGGACTTGGAACAGGAGTGTCTACGGCTTTGGCAGTCAATGTTGACAGTGCAGGTGCTCCTGTCGTCAATGGTGGAGCACTTGGCACACCATCGAGTGGCACACTTTCTGGATGCACTGGACTGCCAATCTCTGGCCTCACTAGCTCTACTAGCACAGCTCTTGGAGTCGGCACGCTAGAACTTGGTGCAGCCTCCGACACCACCTTAGCCCGCAGCAGTGCAGGCAATGTCACTATCGAAGGCAACCTCATCTACCGTGCAGGTGGTAGCTTCGTTGGAATGCCTGTTGAGCTTGCTTATGCTTGCTCAGACGAAGGCACTGCTCTGACTACAGGGACTGCCAAGGTGACATTCCGAATGCCGTTTGCCATGACGCTCACTGGAGTGCGTTCAAGCGTTACGACTGCTCCAACTGGCAGCACTCTTGTTGTTGACCTAAATGAAAGTGGAACATCTGTCTTGAGCACTAAGTTGAGTATTGATGCTACCGAGAAAACTAGTGTCACTGCTGCAACTGCTGCTGTTATCTCAGATAGTGCTTTGGCGGACGATGCTGAGATGACCATCGACATTGATCAAATCGGCTCAACAATCGCAGGAGCAGGATTAAAAGTGACACTTATTGGAACTCGCGCATGAACTTGGTGAATCCATATCTTTTTGCAGTTGCTGGAAATACTGATCCGTATTTCAGCAGCGTCAAATTGCTGTTGCACCTCGATGGCAGCAATGGAGCAACGAGTGCCACAGATTCTAGCGCATCAGCGCGAGCGATGACCTTTTACGGCAACGCTCAGTTGACCACCACTTCGCCCAAGTATGGCAGCGCGGCTTTGTTGCTTGATGGCACTGGCGACTATATCGACACGCCTAGCAGCGCAGACTTTGAGTTTGCAGGCGACTTCACCCTGGAAGCATGGGTGTATCTCACGACTGCAAGTGGTAGTTACAAGACCATCTTTGGCAGCGGCACCTACGGTCTTTACCATTACTCAAATACGCTTGTCTGGTATAGCACAGTGGGTGGATTGACCACGTTTGGCACCATCACGAACGATGCATGGCATCACATCGCAATCAGTCGCAGCGGAACATCAATGAAGTGTTTTGTGGACGGTGTGCAGAGCGGATCAACGCTGACATCGAGCACCAGCTTCACATGCACGACAACATGGAAGATCGGATATGACAACATCGGATCGGCTTATCTAACCAGCAAGATTGACGATATCCGAGTAACCAAAGGAGTTGCTCGATACACTGCTGATTTCACTGCACCAACTGAGGCATTCCCTAATTCATAATGAGACTTCTCTACAACACACTCACCGAACGACTGCAACCCTATCCCCGCGCCGATGACGAGGATGTAGTTGGACTGTCACCTGAATACCTCATCATGCAGGTAGTCAATACCGCCAAACCAGTCTTCGACGAAGCAACAGAGGTTCTTGTCCCTGCACAGACAGTCAACACTACCACGCAAACCGTGACGAACAGCTGGACGATTGCACCAAAGCCTGAGCCAGTTTCATTGCCTGTTGCAGTCTCTATGCGCTCACTGCGTTTGGCATTGATCGACGCTGGACTCTATCAGTCTGTTGTCGCTGCGATCAACGGCATACCTGATGCTACAGAAAGGCTCAAAGCTCAAATCTGGTGGACAACATCAATGACTGTTAGACGAGACAATAGCTACGTTGCCGCAATCGGATCTGCTGTTGGAAAAACCACAGACGAAATTGATCAGATTTTCGATGCATCAAAAACTCTCGACCTAGCATAAAAAATGAACCCGATTGAAGTTCTTGAGCACTGTAACATCCTGCTTGGAAGAGTTGAAAAACTCTGGAAGATCGCCTTGTCGATTATGATTGCAGCAAGTGGTGGCGTTCTTTGGGGCGCAAGATTGGAGTGGCGGGTTACCGAAACTGCTGCAAGTTTGGTCGAAATCAAAACTCAAGCACAGTCCACGGCAATTGATGTTTCCCGCATCAAGGGACACATGAATATCAGCAAGACCCCACCTCCTGCCAGCACACTGCAAACTGCATCCATTCCGCCCTGCACTGACCCTAACCCCGAACAACAAACCCACTGACTAATGAAAAAGAAACTCCTCCTCTGGCTATCCCTCATCACCAAAGCCGCATCAATCGGCACTGGCGTTGCATCCCTACCAATCGTCGCAATGCTGCCCGCTCAATATGCTGGCTATGCCGCAATCGCATTTGCCGGCGCATCGCTGATCAAAGACACGACCAACCGCATCGCTGATCTGGCTGATGATGGTGTGATCAACAATAGCTATCACGGCTAACAACGCATGATCACGACTCTGGCAGATGCTGCCGGCATCATCATCGCGATTATCTCTCTGACCATCTTCACGATGATGGCAATGTATAAACTATGAACACAACTGACTTCACGAAACTTGTGCAGACTCGTCTCGGCGTGTTTGCTGACGGCAACCCAGGCAACCTCACGCTTGCAGCATTGGATAAGCAACTGCCGCCAAAGGAGCAACCAAAGCCAGACCCTGTGCCGGCGATTAGTTTTACCGGTGAGACAGTTGACGAGCGCAGCGAACGCGTGATCTCGACACTGCACGCACGGCTCCGCGATAAGGCTCGTCAGCTTGTCCAACGCGCAGCATTGGGAGGCATCAAAATCAAGATCATCAGCGGACTGCGAACATACGACGAGCAGAATGCGCTCTATGCTCAAGGCCGAACGTCATCTGGCAAGATCGTCACCAATGCTCGCGGAGGCTACTCTAACCACAATTTCGGTGTGGCATTTGATGTCGGTGTGTTCTCGGCTGATGGCAGCAAGTACATCGACGAATCGCCCAGCTATAAGATCGTTGGTCAACTCGGCAAATCACTCGGCTTTGAATGGGGTGGCGACTGGTCGTCAATCCAAGATCAGCCACACTTCCAGCTTCGTCCAGCATGGGCTAATGGCATGAAGGAAAGTGTCATGCTCGCTGAGATGCGTGCGCGTAAGGCATCGAATCAGGACGTGTTCTGACATGACCTCAGAATGGGAGCGCATCGCCGCACACTTTTGCAGCACCGCTAAATGCAAAAAGCGGAAGGTCGCAACATTGCAGGTGCATCACGAGCCTGGCGTGACGTGGGTATGTTGTGAACACGAGAAATGCGCCTGCGTCCTGAACGATGGAGACTCCTCCAGCCTGTCTGAGACACTCGCAAAATGGGTGCGCCGGCACGGGTAGTTTGACTTTTTTGACAAAATAAAACAAATTCGTTGACGGGTGTGGGATGTCTGTGCTTTGATTGCGTTGTTAGGAAACACAACACAACACAACAATGACAACTCTACTCCCATTCCTATGCGGTTCATTAGCCGCAACAATGTTATTTACAGTCTTTATCTGGAGGCAAAGTCGTCTTGATGAGCGGTTGATTAGGCACATCCGCCGCAACAGCTACAACAAGGGCTGGAATGATTGCCAAGATAAAAAGTTTCACGCAGAATAATTCAACACATATACAACATGAAAATTAACGGAACCAACATCAGCACTATCCCAGAGCAATTGTCTCTGATCACCAAGGCAATTGCCAGTCTGCTGGAACTGACAGACATTTGCAGCAGCACACCTGATATCCGATATGGTAGCGAACTGACCGAAATGGTCGGAGTTCCAGGCGTGTTCTTTGAGCACAAGGAAGGCAATATTGTTGGCATCTATGCCGGCGGCACTGACATCAGTGAGATTGTTTCTCAGGCAACATGGAACGCTTGCGAAGAGCAGGCAGAGCAAATCTACATCAGCGAAACCGCTGAACGCAGAACAACGTCCGCGCAAAATAGTGCAGACATCAAGGCAGGGAAATGAACCAACGAAACACAACGACAATGAGCACACAAATCACCACCACAGAAATCACAGACGTTCAAATTCAGCGGGAGTCAGCAGCATTCGACATGCTGCAACGTCAGGCCAAGATGTTCGCATCCAGCTCGCTTGTCCCAAAGGAATTTCAGGGCAACATTGCCAACTGCGCCATCGGCATCGGCATCGCAAAGCGTCTCGGAGCAGACCCGTTCATGGTCTTGCAGAACGTGGATATCATCCACGGTCGCCCCAGCTTTCGAGCCACATTCCTGATCGCAATGGTCAATTCCAGCGGTCGATTTGAGCCTCTTCAATTCCGCATGGATGGCACCGAAGGCACCGGTGACCGCTCTTGCATTGCATGGGCAAAGTCGAAAGATGACGGCACTGTGCTTGATGGGCCAAAGATCACACTGGCTATGGCAAAGTCTGAAGGCTGGAGCACTAAATCAGGCAGCAAATGGCTCACGATGCCTGAACTCATGCTGCGCTACCGTGCAGCGGCATTCTTTGCCCGTCTATACGCTCCTGACATCACTCTGGGAATGCTTACCGCAGAGGAAGCGCAAGATGCTGCTGTGCGCGATGTGACACCGGTCGCAGCAAAGGCCGGCAAACTGTTTATCGAGAAACCAAAAAAGGTGGAGGAACCAAAGGACATTCCAGAGGTGCCGGTCTACAAGGCTGAGATCGCGAAGCTGGAGGCTGAAGAGGAAAGCAAGGCGCAACCGGTTAAGTCATTGACCGATCGCATCATTGATCGTCTCGATGCCGCCGGCATCCATTGGTCGACTATGCTGGAGACTTTGCAGGCAAACGGCGAAGGCGGCGAGAATTACTACCCGATCAATGAGGCAGGATCCGAGTTGCTCAAATTCCTCGACGACAATTTCATCCAACTCGCTGAACTCGCGAAGAAAGGAGGCAAATAATATGAGCGACACACCGCAAACGCTAGCACTGCTCAACAAAATATTTGATCGCGATGGAGTGCTTGAAGAGGAAAACGCGCCCTATTTATGGGTTCAACTTTGCAAAAGGATTGAGCGCCAATCATTAGCCGCTCCTGAGTTGCTGGAGGCTTTGGAGCAAACCGTCACCTCCATGCAGGACAGCGGATATTCAGACAAACATCTCATTGTCAAAGCTGCACGCGCAGCAATCGCCAAAGCGAAAGGAGAATCCAAATGAACACAGACCCAAGACACGGTTTACCATCAGCAAGCGCATTTGAAAGGCTTGTGGAGTGTCCTCCATCGCACCAAATGTCCCTCGGCATGGAGGACACGGAAAGCGCAGCGGCAGCGTCGGGAACACGCATCCATGCGGTGCTTGCCGGCGAGGCTGAAATGAGCACTCTGTCAGCGGATGAAGAGCAGACGCATGACATGTGCAAAGCCCAAGCAGATGACTTGATTGCTCAATATATCAGCAACCCAGAGGTGTTGACGCTGAAAGAAGTGCGTCTCGGTCTGACACAGTTTGGCAAGGTGGTCGTCGTCAAAGACGGTGCTCGCATTGCTCTACGCTTCACCGGTCAGGCAGATGTGATCATCATTGATGGCACATTTGCTCTGATCCTCGACTACAAAACCGGTCGCGGCACCACTGCTGATGCGGTCGATAATCACCAACTCATGGCACTGGCAGCACTCGTGTCCATGTATCGGGCGATTGAGACAGCAGCAGTTGCAATTATCCAGCCTTGGGCCGGTAAACCAACGGTGGCGCATTACGACACTGAGGCATTGATGCTGGCACAGAACACGATGATCAGCACACTGAGCAAAGCGGAGACATCGACATCCGCAGACGCTGTCGCCGGCGATCACTGCAAGTGGTGCAAGGCGAAGATGAGTTGCACTGCGTTTCAGTCCGCTGCTTTAACGGTTACAGACGTGATCAACCCTGACACAATCTCTGGCACGGATGAGCAGGTCAAAGCACAAATCTTTGCCCGCATGGGCGACCACACCTCCATGTCCAATGAAATGCTTGTCCGCACATACGAGCATGGTCGAAAGTTCATGGAGTGGTTTCTTGTCGCTCATGATCTTGAGCTTCGCAAGCGCATCGCAGCCGGCGAGATCGATGGTTACTCTCTGCGCGAAAAGAAAGGTCGTCGCAGCGTGTCAGATGTCACTACCGTCTTCAATCGTCTATCGGCGCATGGCGTCACCGGTGATGCATTTGCGGCGGAATGCTCCATCCCAATCGGAAGCGTGAAGACTTTGATCAAACAAGGAACTGGCGCAAAAGGCAAGGCACTCGACAACCTGGTCGATGAGGTCTTGCACGATGCTACAGAAACGAGCAAAGGAAGCATGGAGATCGTCAAAGGCATCGCACTGGAGGGCGCATCATGACCCACCGAGACGATCCACCTGACTACCCTGAAGCACCAGAGTGCTGCGATGAGATGATGGACGTGATGGAAGATGGATCCTGCGTTTGCACTCTATGTGGGAAAACTATTGACCCTGATTTCGATCAATATCCCGAATCCATATTTGAGCAATACGAGCCTGAGCATTACACGTTAGATTGCTGCAAGCATGGTAACGAATGGGGAGACTGTGATAAATGTGATCACGAGTCAGATCAGGCATACGACGCAGAAAGGGAACGCAGATGGAACAAATAACAATAGTGCTCGACCTGCCTCCGCGCATGCTATCGCCAAACGCTCGGTGCCACTGGGCTGTGAAAGCGAAGCATGTGAAAAAGTATCGAATGCATGCCTGGGCGGCATCGCTCTGTGCTCTCAGAAATGAACAGCAACCAAAATGGAAAAAAGCAAAGCTCAACGCCAAAGCATTCTTCAAGACAAAAGCATTCCCTGATCCATCAAATTTCATGGCATCGCTGAAAGCGGCTGAAGATGGGATTGCTGATGCCGGCATTATCGTCAACGACAGAGCACTGTGGCCGGAAAGACCGGTCTTCGCAAAGGACAGCAGAAATCCACGCATCGAAATTACGATCACAAAAGAAAATGAATAGCATCCAGCCCATGAGAAAAGCACTCGCTCGATCACGAGTTATTGCGTCTCAGCAAACAATCGAGGCAGACAATTTGTCTCGTGATCTTTCCAAACTAATCCGATCAGAGATGATTCGCAATGAGGTCACTCTCAAACGACTCTCGGAGAAATCCAAAATTCCAATGTCGCGAATCGTTAACTGGTTGTGTGGTAGCTCAACGCATTGCATCCCGCCAGATATCGTCACCAAACTGTGGAACGCAGCATCAACTTCAGAATCAACCAACCTTAAAAAGAAATAACCAAATGAACGCACAACAATTTATCGTCCGCCTAACTCGTGATCCTGACATCCGTTACACTCCTGATGGGTCAGCAGTTGCTCAATTCAGCGGAGCACTTGACATTGGATTTGGTGACAAAAAGAAAACCGTGTTTCTGGATTTCAAAATCTGGAAAAAGCCGGCTGAGACTTTTGCTAACTTTGTGAAGAAAGGTCACGTTGTTGCGCTCGAAACCAGGCTTGATGAGGATAAGTGGAACGATAAGACAACCGGCGATGAAAAGCGCAAACTCATCTTCGTTGTCACCCAGTTCACCTTGCTGCCAAATGACAAAGCAAGATCTGCTCAACCAGCAATGCCAGAGCAATCAGATCAATTGCCGTCACGCAAGATCGCTTATCAAAAGCCTGAGCCTGACCTTGATTCTACTGAAGAAATTCATTTCTGATAACATCAATAAACAAAACAATGAACACAACAGAACGAACCGAAGCAGGTCGAAGGAAGTATGCTCTGCATGCTGCACTAACAAATGATGAAAAATTTCGGATACTGAAGCGTGCAAACGCAATCCTGCTGGCAGGATACCCAGGATCAAAAGCAGAACGCCGAGTTGGATACAATATCGACGATATGCGGAAGTGGGCAGTTGATCTCGGATATCCACTGAAGGTCACTAAACTCTCAAAATATAAGGCACCTACACAATGACACACACACTTAAAGAACTTGCAGACATTGGAGCCGCAGCGGCATTTGCTAGTGACCGACTCTGCTGCCATTACATGGGAGTGTCGGAAAAATCACATTCATGGATTCCCGACGAACCCGCCCGCCAAGCATTCGCCGCCGCTGTTCGGGATGCGGTGCTTACGGAGTTGGTAACGAAACCAGACTCGTCACCAACACCACGAACAGACCAACTCAATGACGGGTTATTGTCGGCATGTCAGGAGTCTGCTATTTATAACTTTATGCTTGATCACGCCCGCCAACTAGAGCGCGAGCTTAATGCCGCGAAGGCAAAGAGTGAGGTATGCCAGTGTTCCTTGTCAACCCGACTCGTCGGAGACGGATGCGAGAGATGCAATCCAGAAAAGGCACAGGAGATCAAAGAGCAGAATTATGAGGATAGAATCAGTAATCTTGAGCACGGCATCACCGAACTCCTCGAACGTCTTCAAGAGCGGACGCAATCGCACATCCACGCATCCGCCCGCGATGTTCAGACAATCCAAAGGCAGGCCGTTCAACTTGCCAAGTTGCGGGCCTTAGCCGATGGCCTGGCTAAGTCCATCGGCGGCCTATCACCGATATACGGCACCACGCCTTCGCAAGACGCCGCTTTGTCTGCATACATGGCTGCCAAGCTTATTGACCCAGCCAACAATTTTTGTGATTGGAGGTCAGACTATGACGGCAACTGGGACACAGGATGCAGGCAGTGCATGTGCTTTGAGCATGCGCCACCGGCCTTCCAAGGTTACAAATTCTGCCATCATTGCGGACTCCCAATCAATTTCATTAAATTCATCAAGCCTCTTGACGAGTCACTAGATGCTGGTGGAGATGGGATTGTATGAGGACATCCAGAACTTTTTGAATACCTAACTATGAATAACCCAATATGTATGACATGCCACTTTGGCTGTGACTGTCGCGAGGCACTGATGGCGGAATCCATGCAGACGCAACGACGAGTGATCGACTGGCGGGATCAGAGCGATGAGGGGTTGAGGCTCCGTTGCGGAGAACTGACCTCGCAGGAAATCCGCACAATCCGAGCCGTTCTTGGAGACATTCTTCCGCTGAACAGCCAGCTCACCGACTAAGCCTCATGGCACAGTTCGGTGCAGCGCAGGTTCGGCAAAGCGTTCTTAGAATCATAAAAATCGCTTGCTCGGCAGTTACTGCCAAATAGCATCCTTTGCCGCAAGGCAGCCGCGTGGAAACGGCTTAAAGATTACATTGCAACATGAACAAAGAAATAAAACGCCCCAGCCTTCAAGGACGCCGAGCAATGACGGTTTCCAACCTTGGAGTTCTGGGGCGGCCTTGTTTATGACCACTTATACATTCGAATCCAGAAAAGAAATCGTTATTGAAGCCCACGAATTGGGAATACTCATTATTGATAGCGAAAAAGATCAGCCGCCACATCAAGAGTGCGCGGTATTTTTTGAATGGGATCGTGTTCCCGCTTTAATCGACATTCTACAGGCGATGAATACGCAATGGACGGAGGGCAATCTATGAAACGATTTACCGAAACTAATAAATGGGAAGACCCTTGGTTCAGGAAGCTAAAACCTGAAATGAAGCTTTTATGGTCATGGCTTTTGGATAGCTGTGATAATGCTGGAGTCATTGATGCCGACATTGAACTGGCATCCTTTCAGATAGGCTATTCATACCCTATGGATACCCTATCAGAGTTTGCTCATAGGGTTATTAAATTGCCATGTGGTAAATTCTTTATTCCTAAATTCATTGAGTTCCAATATGGCAATCTTTCGAGAGAATGTAAGGCTCACAATCCAATCTTCATTAGTCTTGAAAAACATGGTTTGAAAGGGTATCCAAAGGGTATCCATACCCTACAAGAAAAGGAAAAGGAAACGGATAAAGAAACGGAAACGGAAAAAGAGTCGCCAAAAAAAGAAAAAAAGCTTAAGCCTACGACAGAAGGTTTTGAAGAATTTTGGTCTGCATATCCCAGAAAGATCGCCAAAGCCGATGCAGAAAAAGCTTGGGATAAAATCAGGCCAGACGCTCAAGCGGTCATCGACTCATTAAACTGGCAACGGAAGTCAGACGAATGGACAAAAGATGGCGGGAGATACATTCCATATCCAGCTAGTTACCTGAACGCAAAACGATATCAAGACGAGAAACCAGCACCAAAAGTTCAACGCCCACAATCTTGTTTATGACCTTACCTCATTCCCACGAAGCTGAAAGTTCGCTCATCTCCTGCTTCCTCCAAGACCCTGTCGAACGCATTGGTGATGCTCGGAACACGCTGAATGTCTCTGCATTCCATTCAGACGTCCACAGGAAGGTTTTTACCGGACTTGTGGCACTGTATGATTCAGGATCCCCAATCGATGCGCCTCTGCTCACTCAGCACTTCCGCAACAAGGGAGAGTTGGAGTCGGTCGGTGGTGCCGCATACATCTCGGAACTGTTCTGCTTTGTCCCACACTCCAGCAATTACCTGCAATACAAGCGAGTCGTCGAAGACAAATACCTCGCCAGACGAAACATCGAAGCGCACCAGACGGCGCTGGATGCGTTTGCCGACGAAAGCATACCAATCGCGAATGCCATCGAAAAAGCACAAGCAGCGTTGGATGCGGTCGATAACGTAGTGGTTCGCAAACTGTCCCGAATCACGATCAAGGACGCGATCAGCCAGACGATGGATGAGATCGAAGAGCGAATGAAACGAGGTGGTGCAATACCAGGCTGGACAACCGGTTTCCCAATGATCGACCAGAAATGCGGCGGATTGCAGAAAGGCAGGGTCAGTGTCTTCGCCGGCTTACCATCAGACGGGAAATCGGCAATCATGCAGAACTGCGCGAGAAATGCACTGGTAGCCGGTGCCAGAGTCGCTTGGTATTCGCTAGAGATGCCCACCAGCGAGCAGACGATGCGTCTCCTGTGTGAAGACAGCGGAGTCGATAACGGTGCGCTCTACAGCGGTTTAATGAGCCGAGGACAGCAGGATATGCTTTCGCGATCAATCAGACAACTCTCAGCCATGGGCTGTGATCTGGTCAATACCGACACAGCAAGTGCATCCGACATCCTGTCAGACATTGAGCATGGTGGATATGACATCGCTGTCGTCGATTACCTGCAACTTATGGAGGACGAAGGCCGGAAAGGCGCGACTCGCGAGGAGATTATCGCACGCATCTCACGCCGGATGAAGCAGGTCGCGAAACGCACTGGCACCCACATTCTCACCGCTTCCCAGCTTAACGATGCCGGCAAACTGCGCGAATCACGGGCAATCGGCCAGGATGCTGACGGTGTGTTCATCATCAGCAAGGTGGAGAAACCAGATGGCGGCACTGATGACGCACTCAGAAACCTGTGGTGCGATAAGAACCGAGGTGGGTCACGCCACTGGCAGTTGCCTCTTGCGTTCTCTGGTGCGACATTTACCTTCAAAGAGATTCAGGAATAACACACAACATGAGAACGATTAACCCATACTTCACAGCAATCAGACAAGCCGACAAAATCATTGGCGATAATCTCAGATCCAAGGTGCTCAGAAAGAAGCACAACAAAAAAGCAGTCGATTATCTCAATGCCGTTCACTGCTACAAACTCGTCGCAAACCAGCAAGATCTTGGTGAAGAGAAAACGATGACCGGTCGCGAAGCGTTTGAAACCAACAAAGCATTCTCTGAAATCTTCCGCGATGAGATTGGCAAAGAAATCGATGCCGGCGTTCCGTTCGGTAAGACCAACTCGACACTCAAGCGGTGGGTGCTCGCCAAACCTGAGGTTGAAATGTAACGCTTCGACCGTTACTATTTGAATTATGCCAGCACTGAAAAATCCCAAGCATGAAGCATTCGCGCAGAATTACTGCATTTGCGGGAATGCCTCTGAAGCCTGGCGACAGGCTACTGGTAAAACGAAAGATGCTGACACTCACGCCGCTGAATTCATGGTAGTTCGTGGTATGAAGGAACGGATTGATGAGATTCGCTCTGGGCTAGCTGAGAAAACTGAGCGAAAAAAGGAGGAACTTGTGAAATTCATCTGGGATGTTGTCGATGGACACATTGAAGCGGATCCTCAACAACTGCGTGCGGCTGAACTGCTTGGTCGAATGCATGGCTGGAACGAACCTGAGAAGTCTGATGTCACCGGTGAGGTAAAGATCACGATCACCAAGCAATAACGTGGCACGCACCATCGAAATCAACCTTCCGCATCGATTCACGCCCAGGTCGTATCAACTCCCGATCTGGCGTGAGATGGATGAAAAGAAGCGTGTGTTGATGGTGCTTCACAGGCGAGCCGGCAAAGACAAGCTGTGCTTCAACAAGCTGATCTGCAAAGCGGCTGAGAAGAGCGCAAACTATGCGTATTACTTCCCGACCGCTGCGCTGGGCAAGAAGGCGTTGTGGCTCAACGTGGACGTGACCAACGGCATGCGCGTGATCGACCACATCCCGAAGGAGTTGCTCGCAAAGCCACCGAATCAGACTGACATGCGAATCGAACTGATCAACGGATCCACGATTCAGATTCTCGGCACTGACAATCTCGACGTTGTTGGCGGTAACTACTACGGCGTTGTCTTCTCGGAATACCAGAACCAGAATCCGTTGGCATGGGATTATACACGCCCGATTCTGGCTGAAAATGGAGGCTTTGCCTGGTTCAACGGCACTCCTCGCGGAGAAAATCACTTCTTCGACATGCTCAAGTGCAACCGTGACAATCCTGCGTGGATGACTCAGGTCATGACGGTCGAGGACACCGGCGCCATTTCGCTCGAGCAGATCGATGAGGAGCGCAAGTCAGGCATGAGCGAGGCACTCATCAGGCAGGAGTTCTATTGTGACTTCTCGGTCAGCAACGAGAATGCCATCTACGGTCGCGAGATGAGCAAGGCACTGGCAGAGCAGCGCATTGGCGAGTTTCCTATCGATGGCAGGTCGCCGGTGCATACATTCTGGGATCTCGGCGGGCCGCGCAACACGGTCGTCTGGTATGGTCAGAGGCTGGCGTTTGGCCGGTGGAGATGGATTGATTGCGACATTGGGCTAGATTTGACCATCATTGAGCGGTTTGCCCATATGAGCGCGAAAGGCTACAACTATGGCCGGCACTACCTACCTCACGATGCAAGGCAAACGCAGCGCAATGGGTTTACTTTTGAGGCTGATGCCGCTGCTGCTGGGTTCCGGTCGATGGTCGTTGTGCCGGTGATCCCTGATTACTGGCAGGGCATTGGCTACGTCCGTGAGCTGATGCCGAGCTTTGAGTGGAGTCTGCCCGCGTGTGAAACTGGAGTCAAGGGCATCAAGGCTTACGAGATGGCAGCAGACTCGTCGTTGGGAGTCGTACGCAATGCGCCGCTTCACACATGGGCATCTCATGTCGCTGACGGTATCAGGACGATGGCAGAGGCTGATCGACTAGGATTGATTCACTCAGGATCAGGGCAGGCAACCTCAACGCGCAGGCGAAGCGATGTCCAAGATACCAA